GTATTTGTCCAGCCACTCTTGGGAAACTTCTCTAACTTCGCCACGATGCATTTCTGTGTCGTCTCGCAATTTGAGATAAGGGTTAGAACCTATGTAGGTTATCTTGGGCAAGTTTCCTCACCTCAAGAACAGATTACCCACAAATTCATAGGAACTACTGGTGTACCACCTGCGGTAAATGTTAACGAATCGTTGGTGTTTGTCTCTGTGCTAATTACTGCACCGACACCCGCTAATCCTCCGTTAGAACCACATATTACTGCGTGTATCTTACTTGCTCCGCCGCCAATTGTTGCGATGTCACCAGTTGCCATTACTGTAGTTACTTGAAAACATGCTAGTTTAAGTCCCGGTGCCGCTTTTCCATCTGTGTTAGATGCGTTAAAGCCTGTTAGTGAACCCGGATAAGAACCACCTGAGTTTCCATCTAGCCAGTTTGTATCACTGCCTATTGTTCCTGCATATAATTCCAACTCAAATAAGTTATCGTATACACCTGCGTCTCCTGTTTTTTTGGTTAATGTTATTGCTGCCATATTTAATCATCTCCTAATATTTTATTCTCCATGTTATCCTCATTGTAGGTCACGGATAGAACCTTGACCTCCAAAGAAAGTTGTCCATATCTCACCCATGGTTCGGTAAAGACCTTCCTGACCCAATCTGTTGATTGCGAATGGGTCACCAGTCTCGATACCGGACTCAAAGTATTGTGTAGGCTTAGCAGTACTGTAGTATAGGTAGTCAGTATCTAGCATGTAAACTCTGCTAATACCGTCTGGTTCGACATCCTTAGATGGAATGATTGGTACACCATTGTAAGTTGCTACAATGAAACCTGCTTCCATACCCGGTACACCTTTAACACCGTTGTAAGTTGGGACTACTCTCTTTTCTTCCATGAATCTTTGTTGGCTTTGTAGTAGTTGTTGAAGTCTCATCAAAGTATCATATCCAGTTAGCATAACCTTTGGATTTCCACCTCTCTGCCAAATCTTTCTGAATAGTTCATCAAAGTGGTCGAGAGATAGAGTTCTGTTGGTAGGAGTACCAGAAACACCGTTAACCGACATCTCAGCGTTAGCCCATGATGCGTTAGCCTCACGGTCTATTGAATAGATATCTAAGTCAGTATCTGTGTCGAGGTGACCTGTTCCGTCTCCAATTGCACTTGTACTGGTAGTTAGAGCGCCAGCGTGACCAGCGGTGACACGGTCAAGTGACTCGATATCATTACCTGCTGGGTTGTCAGCATCTCTAAGTAGCATCTTGTTAATCATCTCTGCGTGGTGCTTACCCATTTCTTCTTTCAATACTGAGCGAATGTCACCTAGACCGTCATCCTTGTCGTTAAGGAAGATTGCTACTTCAGACATGTCGAATGAGTGAGCAACGGTTTTTGGCTTTGCTGCAACATTTTGGAAAGTTGGCTTTTGAGTTTCAGGTAGAGTACCGTTCTCTGCAATTCCACCGCCAACGGTAGCAGAAGGCTTAGCGGTTACTACACGCCATCCACTTCTGTCCCATGGCTTCTTAGGTAGGATAGAGAAAGCGTTGAACTCTTGGTTCAACTGACTCCATACTTTTCTACCGTAGATTGCTTGGTATGTTCCTGCTGTTGTGCTCAATAGAGGAGCATCTGCTTTCAATAGTTCTGAACCTGTATAGGAATATCCCATGCTTTGTCCAGCACCGTAGTAGTAGCGCTCCATATCATTTACTGTTCTCATATAATTTCTTGCCATTCATATTCCTCCTTAGTTGGTAAATACACTCCCTGCGAGTTGGTGAACTTCGTCCCAACTCATGCTTCCAAGTGCCTCAGTAGATGGGATTTCTACATTGGCCATATCACTGCTCTTACGAATCGGTGATTCTGGAGCAGTACTGGAAATGTTGTCAATTCTGTTACTCAAATCAGATAGAGCCTTTTCGATGTTAGCAAGTGGTGTTCTTGCGTCAAAGGAAGCGGCTTCTCTTGCTTGTGCTTCTGAAGTAAGTTCTTTGCTTAGTCTGTCAGCGAATACGCCGCTTAGGTTGTGCTTGAATTGTTCTTCAAGAGCCGCTGCTTTGTAAACTTCGTAGGCTGCTTCTACATCAGTAGCAGAAACTGCACTTGGGTGCAAATAGCCTTTTGCTACTTTTCCACCAGCGCTGTTGATTTTACCGACTGCACCAGTTGATGGGTTTCCGCCTTCTTGGGCTCTTCCCTTAACTTGTCCAGCAAAGTAGTCAGCACCGTCACCAATTGCTTCTGGTGTGCTACCTAGGTTGGCTTTAGAGACATTATCGAAATGGTTTCTTGCGCCACCGATGTCAACACCTTGTGATTTTAGGGTGTTTTCCATCCAGTTCAAGTATTCACTAGAAATGACATCGGAATATTCTCCTTTTGCCATGTCTTCTTTGTGCTCAGCACCGTACATCTTTTCTTCTTCGTCTTTATCGGCCATTTCTTTCGCCTCGTCTTTTTCGTCTTTATCGTCTTTCTTGTCTTCCAAGTGTTCTTTAAGACCTGCTGGCATCTCGCCCTTCTCCATTGCGTCAAGGCGGCCATTCAATCTGTCTAACACACTTGACAATTCAGTCATTGCATCTGTTTCTGTCATATCAGTATCCTCCTTCAATATACGGAATGTCGCCTCCGGGTTTATACCTTTCTCACAAATGGTGACCTCATGTAGTTCCAGTTTGGATATTTCAGTGTAATCACCATGACTGGCATCACTCTTTCGCATTCTCTTGAATGCTTGTCCTCCAATACTGAAACCTCTAAGGGCTCCTTTGCGAATTTCTTTGGCAACTTCTCTTGCCTTTTCTATATCATCTCGTAGTTGAATGACTACGAACATACCAGCATCATCGACACCGGACTTCCAAACTCTGCCATCAGAGTCAGTATATTGTGGAATTACCTCTCCAACCTGTATGTTAGAGTGAGCAAGTTGTACATTTCGGTAACCGTCTGCTTTCATAAAGTCACCAAAAGCATTTTTCAAAGCGCCTCTAGTAATCAAATCTCCTTGCTTGTCTACCATCTCAACAGATGCGTATCCAGCGATTACTAAGTCATTATCAGCCTTGATTAAATTGATGCTACCATTGTGAGTAACCGGGGAGGTTCTCAACATCAAACTGGCTGTCATCGTTTCTATAGACGACACTCATACTATTTAACTAAGTACGGAAAACAGCAGAGTCCTCTGTTATTTCCAAAACACCCTCATCTGTAGGCACAGTCATGTGTTTAGGCTTGTCTTTTGCCTCAGTTTCTTCATCTATAGAAGAATCTTCTTCCATATCTCTAACATCATAATCAGGCATTGTCTTCTTGTCATGTAGGTTAGTAGGTCCCATAGGTGATTCTATAGGGGTAGCATAGTCAATACCTAATCCCTTAGTACCACTACTTGATTGACCTACGGCACCTGCCCCACTCTTGAGTAATTTTTCTACCAACTGTAAGCCTTTGACAAGTACCTTTTCCTTTTCTTGCTTAGCCCACCATTCAGAATCTTGAATTTTTTTAGGAGGGATGAGAGGCTTTCCTCTGCCCTCTGTTTCATGAACCTCAGCCTTATCTTCTTGCTCTTCGACAGGTGCGGCTATCTGTACATCAGCCTTGAGCAAAGCACCAGCAACTGGTGCCCAGTAAGGTCTTTGACTTTCAGACATACGAATCAGATAACCGTTAGAGGCCAAAGGGCTGTGCGCTGTCCAAGACTGGCCAGACTGTGTACACTTGTATACTACATCACCTTGTGGCATAGTTACTCTAATTCCACCACCTGCTCTATAGACTTCACAGAGCCATTGGGAATCTTCTGCCTTAGCAAGTAATCCCAGAGTTTCTTGGCTAACAAGTCCTTCTCCTTCAGCCTCTTCTTCAATCTTAGAACCAGTTACGGTAAACAACTTCTGCCCTTCGGCTGTTTCTGACTCACCTACATTACTGACATTGACTCTAACATGGTCACCCTCGTTGTACTTTTCATCACTGTCAAATGCAGCGCCGACATCCATGTAGACTTCTCCATCAGCCTCTACAGCCCTGTCACCTAATTCTTCGTCTTTAGTAATTGGACCAGTGCCTAATCGATAGGTGTAAGGGCCGTTGCCTCTTCTCTCTAAGACTCTAAGCACAACATCGTTGCCCGGACTGAGCAGCACCCACTTAGGGTGTCGAAGTTCACCAGCCATGTAAGTAGACTTAGCATCACGAAGTAACAACTTCTCATTTTCTTTCTGCAAATCCTCTACTGTAACCTTAAGGCCAGCATCATCTGTAAGCCTTGTATCGCTAGCGCTCGGAACATGTACATTCTCAACACCTTCCAAACCACCTCTAAGTATCTTGATTCGGTCATCTATTGGTACATCGTGTACCTCTTTGTCGTCATACTTGAGAACATCAAAGATGTAGTAGCCCTCTTCGGTCTTGAACACATCTAAATGATAATCATTATCAGTTACTTTCTTGAAGTTGCTCTTGTCTTCGTCTGTTAAAGTAAAGTTAGTCGAAGTAACATCATCATCTTCTTTCTTAACAAAACCTCTTTCGCCTTCTGGCATAACAGATACTATCCAGTCGCCTGTAAAACCACGCAGGTGTTCAAGGTCGTCTAGTTCAAAGATACGATGCATCGGTTGTAAGATGGGTACTTCTTTGGCTATATCTTTACGAATAATATCAGGATTGGTAAGTGTTGCCAAGTTAGCGTCTGACTTAGCGAAAGTATTAGATTCGTTCCTATTATTCTTAAACTGAGCAGGTATATGCTCTTGTTGAAGAAAGAGAGGCTGATTCCAATCAGTTCCATATAACACATCAGTCAAACCTGCTCCCCTCCATATAGCCATTGTCGGTTGAACTAACCTTTCTCGTTTAGGTTCAGGTAGTGGGATTATATCTATCTTCCCGTCTTTACCTATCTTATAGTCGAAAGTAACAGGAACATTGTGACCAAACTCCATTCGCTTACCAGATGAATTGTAAGTTGAAGCCACTATGTTATGAGCATTCGGCCCGACTGGTTCTATCGGTTTAGTGACTCGACCACTCAGTCTAGCGGTGACTGCGGCAGGAGCAGCGCCCGGCTCGACAAACGGGTCACTATGAATCAAAGAATCAAGAGTTTGTTGGGCTCTGTAAGA